GTTTTACCATAGAGATTTGCTACATCGTTTGATATTTTTGTTACTTGTAGGCCAAGTTCTTTATTGTCTTGTTTTGAAGCAAGCCCTCGTAAATCGCCAAGATTCTTTTGAACTACATCAAGTTTCTTTTTTACATCATCATCAGTAACAAAATCTCCAAACCTTGGCTCTTTGCCAAGCAGTTTGTCAAGAAAACCTTCTTCAAGTTCTCCTGCTACTGTCATAGCATCAAGTTCTTCTTTTATAATTTTTTGTAGTTCTTGTTTTGTTACTTTCATGCGATAAATCCTTATATACTAAAGCAGAATGCGGGCGCAACCCGCACGATACAACTTCCTTTACAGCATCTACGGCTATTGGTCTGCGGAAGAAACCATTTACGAATATTTTGATCTACTAAGTTCATATAAACCTCACAACTTATAAATATCTCGTAACTTTTATTTATTCGCTATTTTTATCATTATTCCTTCATCACTCAACACTTTGTCGCACACATAGCTGGTATATGAAGAAATAAACGCAAATACAAATGCTCCAATGTAAAAGTTAGAAAACATAGACACACCAGCAATCCAGAATAACACAAACAGAATATATCCAACATGAAAACCAACACACATACTACAACGGAATAACTCTCCCAGTATTCCGTTTTTTGGTCTTATTTTATCCAATATACTTCCATAACACAATATTTGTGTGGCCCCAGCACATGATAAAATAAATAATATGATATCAACTATCATAAACCATAAGCGTAACGACGAACTTGATGTATTGGTACTGAACCTTTTTCTTGTGCTGCAGCAACTTTACCAAGCTCAGTGCTTTCTTTATCGTTTGGATCAGTAACGCTGTCTGTATAGGCATCAGCGACTGCTTGCTGATAAACAACAGATGGTTTTTCGCTGTCTATCCACTTTGAAACAAGCATCAACATTAGATCATCTATTGGCATTTCTTGTGCTGGTTTTATTATTTTGGCTTCTAAAGAACCGTATACATTTCCAGCAGCAATACTATCAAAAACTAATGTGCCTTTTTTAGTTAGATATTTCATAAGGCGATCTTGTGTTTGGTAAATGTGATCGTCAAAGTTTTCTTTTGAGAAAGTTATAACTCGCATTTTGTCAGGCATTATAACAATATCAATATCTGGATGATCTGATACGATAATATTGCCATCAAGTGTTCGCCTTGCTTTTACTTTTATTGTAAAAAGTTGTTTTTTCTTTTCTGGCTCTTGTGCTTGAATATTATCATCAAAAGCCTGATCTGGCTGGGGATCTGTGCTTGTTATTTTTACTTTTAGATCAGCCATTATTTGTTTCTTCCTTGCTTTCTATTTCTTTTATAAGGCTTTGTATTTTCATGACCTCTTCTATTAGTGAATTGTCAATGTCTTTTTGTTTATAATTTTCTACTCTTTCCAAAACCATTACTGTTTTATCTTTTAGAAAGCGATCTTCTGCTATTTGTTTTTCTTCAAGGCTTGTTTTTAGTGAGTTTTTTATTCTTTGTATTTCTTCATTTAGATATAATTTGAATTCTGTTCCACCATCAGCAAAACTCATTACATACTTTGTTAGAAGTTCTTTTTGTTCCGAAAGAAGAGAGTTGCTGTATTGTTCATTGAACTTTTTCACAAATAGATTATAAGTTAGGGAATCAAGTGTGACAAGCTTATCTTTTTCAGCACTTTCTGGTGTTGATGTCATCTTGCTAACTATTTGTGACTCTAATAATACTTTTTCTTTTACTGGAACGCTATTGTTGAATATTTGAGATATTGTGGCAAGATTTTTGTAATCGGATACAAAAGTATTAAATATTGAGCCATTTGATATTTTGTTTAGAATATTTACAAGTTTTGTTTGTTCGTTGAATATTTGTTTTTTATCTAAAAGTTCATATTGAAATTTTGCTTCATTGAGTATTTTTTGTGCTATATCGTTAGAAACTTCATACGATTCATGAACGGCGCGATATAAATCAAGTTCTTTTTTTAGAACCTGACCGCGAGAGAAAAAAGACTTACAAACTTTTACAAGAAACTTTTTTTGTTCTTCATTTTTTTGTAATACAGCATTTGTTATTTCACGAACAATGACTTCATATAAAAAAGCAGTGTTTCGCTTTTTATTGTGTTTAGTCTTCACTATTTTCTTTGTTTGTTGCATTTTTCTTCTCCAAAGAACTTATAAGTTGCTTCAAGTTGTCGTTGTTAGATAATATTTTCTGCTCAACAATATTATTGTCTTGCTTTTTATCTGCTTCACTCAACATCTCTTCACTATAACTATTTTCATATTGTTCGTAAATACCATTACCAAGACCAAATAGTTCTTGTGCGCCAGAACCCATAACATTTCTCATTGAGCCACCGCCAAGTTCTTTACTGAACTTTGACTGATAGCTTCTTGTTCTTGCTCCTGTTGGTCTACTATCTCCACCGCGATATTTTACAGGCATATACATTTTGCCTCTTGATGCAGGAGTAGTTGTTAGTTTATCGTCTCTTTTTCCTGGTGCTGCCAATAATGGACCTGCTTCTTCTCCACCGGCTGGTGTTTCTGCTGGTGTTTCTGTTGGCGATGCAGTACCTGCTTCTGGTTCAGAAGTAAGTGTTCCTAAATCTATACCGGGACCACCTTCTGCTCCACCGACACCAGTATCTCCACCAAGACCACCAGTATCCATTCCACCGCCAAATGCATCAGCATCACCGGCTGCAGCTTCTTGTTCTGAACCTGCTTTTTCAACAGCGGCTTTGAACTTGAAGTCAAAGAACATTTCGCGTTGATTCCGCAAGAACTCTTCATCGGAAAGACCAAATATTTTTTTAGCAACCCAACGCTTACTAAAATATCCTTCTGTTGCAGCACTTGCAACTTCAAACTTTGTTTTCCAAGTTTCCAGTTCTTGTAGTTCTGCTATTTTGCTTGGGTTATTTAGTCGTAGTTTGAACTTTATAAGATCTTCATTTCTATAGCCAAGAACAAATAGGTGAATAACGCCTATCTTTTCAAGTTCGCTTACAACAGATCTTTGAAGGCGTTGAATGGTTCTGGCAAAACGGATATCTTTTTGTGCCAAGGTTGTTTTATCTTCTTCGCCACCTTCACCACGAGCAAGATAACTTTGTGGTATCTTTATAGCAGAAAATAATTTATCTCGTAGATATTTTACATCTTCTATATCACCAGTGTATTGACCACCAGCAAGACTTTCTATTTTTGTTGATTGTTGACCACGAACTGGAATAAAATAATCTTCCTCTATTGACAGTGGGTTGTAGCGAAGGTCAACGCGACCTGTTTTTTCATCAACAACTTGGTTACGCTTTAGGGCTGTCATTGCTTTTTGCATGAATTGCTCAACATCATTTGGAGCGACGTTTCCAACATCAACATAGAATACACGACGCTCTGCTGAACGAACAATACGATAAGCCATCATAGCATCTTCAAGCAGAGTCAGTTGTCTCCATATTCTACGGGCAGGTTCTAACACACTTGTTCCATATGGAGCATATTTATCGTTTCCAAGAATACGGAAATGACCCATTTGCCAGTTTTCAAAAGTCATGCCGCCACTATTCCATTGAAACTGAACATAGTTTGGATTTTTTTCATCCTCACCTTCTATGCGCTCAACTTCATATGGAGGAATGCCAATAGCATTTTTTATACCATCGCGCTCATCAATATCCAGATAAAGAAAAAAGTCGCCAAACTTACACATAGTTCGTGACCAACCAAAAAGATTGAACTCTATGTTCAGTATGTCATAATAAAGACTGTGAAGAATATTTTTTATTTCTTCATTTGGACAGTCTATATTTAGAACCTTTTCCAGTGAGTTGCTTGTTGTCATTTCGTCGGCATAAATATCAAGTGCCGATGCTATCTCAGGGGTGTATTCCATTTGTTCAAAATCTACGTATCTTTCAGCACGGTTTTGGTTGGCCATGCTTTGAGAATGAACATAATCAAATGGATTATAGGAAGACTTTTTGAACTGTTGGCCTTGTGCTGACTGAAAACGGTATTTATCTAAACGACGGCGACGTTCGCTTTTATAGTTTTGTTGGCGACGATTGACAATAGGACCAGAAAATAGTTTTGTAAGTCTTTTGAAAAGACCATTGTCCGGATTATATGGACTCTTATCTTGATTTACTCTTCCTCTTTTTGAGGGAGTTATGTTGCGAAAGTCGCTTCTATTTATTGGTTTGCTATTGTCAGCCATTTATTTATCCTTTATATAGCCAGTCATACATTTTGTAGAACTCTTTTAGTTCTCTTTGATTTACTCTTTTTTCGTCTAACGAATAGTTGCTATTATAGCCTATCTGGCCAGGTATTTTAGTCTGAACGCGAGTATTTGCCATAGTTATGGCATTAAACATTGCTTTTGTGTATTCAACATCTCGTTGTGAGGTTGTAAGTGCTGTATCTCGTACCCAGCAAGCAATAGCGAGCGACATTGTGAGATCATCATTTCTATTTTTCATTGCTTCTGGGCGACCATTGTTCCATATAAATGTAGATAGTTCTTCAACCATTCTATTAGAATATATTTTTATCATCTTATTTCGGATAAACTCTTCAAGTTTTGCCACTATAAGGGGTCTTGTTTTTTGGGTTGTTGTAAAACCTGGAACACTGTTTGTCATGCTTTCTGCTTGAACTTGCTCTATGAATTCATGTGTTGATTTTATTGAAAAATAAATATTTGGATATTTTCTTTCTATAAGTTTATCAAGAACATTGTAGCCAATATTGTTATTTTCTACAACAAGAAGAGCATTGTTATATTCTTTTCCTGTTTGGAAAAGCATGTCGGCATAAATATCTGGTGCTATTTTGCCTTGATATTCTGCTACTTGTTCCATTGTTTCAAGTTTTATAACATGGAAAGCAGAAAAGTCCTTTCCATCTCCGCGAGCAACATCGGCAACAAGAAGATAAGAAAAGTTTTGTCTTGCCTCTTCCCATATCCAGTAGTTTCTATCAAAACCTGTGCGATATTTTGGCTCTAAAACAGATTCTCTTATTTCTTGTAAATCTTGTGAATTTATAACGCCTTCGCCGGATGCGTTGAAAGAGCATTCATATTCTTGCGCTATATCTCGTCTATTCATATTACGAGTAGCGGCCTCAAACCAGTCACGATCTCGTTCTGGATGGGCATCCCAATTTAGTTTTACAGCGTGAAAGTCATTAGAGTTATTTTCTGCATTTATATAAGTTTCATGGAACCAGTTACCAACACCATTTGGAGTGCTAATAGCTATACAACGACCACCTGCGGATAGTGTTGGGAATATACTTTTCCATAAGTCTTCCATGCCCTCAACGAATGCTGCTTCGTCTATAACAAGAAGACTTAGAGCTTCTGAACGGCCAGCACTTTCACTTGTTGAAGATGCCTTGATCCACGAGCCATTGTTTAGTTCAAAACTGTTTCTGTTATCTATTGATATGTCAGCGATATTCATCCAAGCTGGTAGGCTTTTTATCATCTTTTTTACTTTTTTTACAAGATTGGCAGCAACATCAAGCTTTGTGGCAACAACAAGAACAGTTTTTTGTCTGCGGAAAAGAAGCATCCAAGCAATATATCCCGCAACAGCGGTTGATAAACCTAACTGACGGGCTTTTAGAACTATATTGAAGCGATAGTCTTCAAATGCTTTTATTGTATCTTGCTGATAGCCATATAAACTAAATGGTATCAAGCCTTTTTCTGGGTGGGCGATCTTACAATAGTTTGTAATAAAGTATGTGGGATCACGCCCACATTTCTTTACTTCTTCCCTTACTTGATCTTTTGTGAGAACATAACTCATATATCATTTTTTTGGTTTCGTGCCATTGACTGGTTCTTTTGTTTCTGGGTCAAGGAGTTTATCTTCCATGGTTCCGGCTTTCTTTTTAGCAACTATTCTACCGGCTGCAGCAACTGCTTCTGGGTCATCAGCCCAACTTGAAGCTTGTTTTACTGCTTTTTTGAACTCTGCTGGTGTTACTTTGCCAGCACCACCGGCACCGCCACGAATCGCCTTCATAGTGGACGCCGAGGCTTTGTATTCTTGACCTTTGTGTTTTACTTTTTCAACTTCTTCAAGACTTCCGGATTCTTTATCGGCATCTATTTCATCTTCAATAGCCTTTTCGCCGGCTTCTTTTGAAAGTTCTTGAATAGCCTCTTCATCAAGTTCAAGAACATTTTCTTCAACATATTTTTCATGAAGCTCAACTTCTTCACGAATGATTTGTAGCAGTCTTGCTTTGGTTATTTTCATTTCTTTAGTCCACCTAATGCTAACCATTTTTGAAGTTGTTCGCTACGTTCAACATCTTTTTGATCTTCAAGCTTTGGCATGTCAACATCTTTTATCTTGTAATGACATTGTGCTGTTACAAAAACACGGATTCTTGATGTTTCTTCAACAAGCATTTTTACTTCACCATATTTTTCAACATTTAGTTCTTTGCCTGATACTTTTTTGAATTCTTTTTTTAGATATTTTAGTGCTTCTGCTATATGCTCTTCAACTTGTTCGCCAAGCTTTGGACTGTGTGCTTCTTCAAGTTTGAGTTCTGAATGATAAGATATTATCAAACAAGGGAAAGAACCATCTTTTGCTGCGTGATGTGTTACGCGAGCACGAAAACCATCAAGGAGACGACATTCACAACTGGTAAATGCTGGGACTTCTTCACGGCGCAGACCTGCTTTGATTGCCTTACCGTCTTTATCGGTAGCACCATCATATGTTTGTGCCATTACTTGTGAAATACCGCTTATTACATCCATTAGTTCAGCCATTTATTATCATCTCCTTGTATGGTTCAGTCTTCTTTTGCTTTTACTTCGCGAACTTTTTCCAGAGCAGCATTACGAAGTTCTTTTAGCATTTTTGCAAGTGCAGCTACATCTTTACGAAGACGAGTTGCTGCCGAGCGATTGCCTTTATCAACTTTTACTGCATCTGCTTTACACGCTTCAAGTGCTTTCGCTACTTCTTCAAGTTTTTCAACTACCATTTGTAATCACCTTCTTTCTTTCTTCCCAAAGGTCTTCGCGACCTTCAACATACTTTATATAACACTCATGGCAACATCCAAACTTATTCATATAAACATCATCTTTTACACTAAAAGAATAACGCCCACATTGTAAGACCGGACAAACCCTGGTGGTTTTGGTAGTAAATAGTTTTTTCTTTACTAAAAACCCATTTTCTTCAACTATTTCTTGTTTTTCGGCCTTTTGCCTAACAACTTGGGCTTGTTCTTTTACTTGTTCTATGTAATCTTTTTCTTTTTCTTCGTTCCAGTTTGCCTTTGGATTTGCAATAGCATCTTCTCCGTATTTTTCTTTTACGGCTCTTTCTATTGCGGCTATTTTATCCCAATCAGTAGTCATTTTTGAACCTGGTTTATCAATACAATTGTTCCCACTATGGCAGCAGTTGAAACTACTGCTCCAACAGCGAGTCCACCAAAAAAATAATATGCGTTATCACCGCCGTCATCAATCCGATCCAAGAAAACCTTGTCCTGTTCATTGCGTAACCTGTTTATTTCATCAAATTTTTTCTTTTCAAGATCAAGTTCGTTTTTTAGCAAACCCATATCAAGAACGCATTTGTTTTTTTCTTTTTCAACTGCGGCTTCACTGTTTATTCTGCATATTTCTGCCGCTGCTTGTTTATCTGCCAATATTTTTGCGGCTTCTTCTTTTGTCAGAAAGATGCCATCTGCTGGGGATGGTTGTCCTTTCGCGACTGCTGTTTGTGCCAAACAGTTGGCTGATAATAAAAATGATAATACTATACATAAACTTCTCATAGTTTGAATTCTTCTTTCATCTTATCGGCAAGTTCTTGTGTTGTTTTATCTTTTAGAACATCTATTGTTTTTTGTTTATCTTCTAAAACTTTTTTTATTTGTTGTTCTTTTTTTAGTTCTATCTGCTTGGCCTTTTTTTCTGCCCTATCAATAATAGTTTTGTCTTTTTCAGTTTTTTTATCATTTAGTGTTTCAAGTTTATCAAACTGTTTTTTATAGCTATCAGCAAGTTTTTTTATCATATTAGTAAGTCCGGCAACTTTTGCATTTTCAACAAAACTTACCACTATAACAAGCCCGGTTAGTCCAAGAACAACAAACATATACCAATATTTTTTTATTGTTTTGAATATTTTATCTATCATTTATTTCCCTATTTCTCATTATTTCTAAAATAAGACCGATCACAGCCATCAATATGATGGCCATGACCAGTCCACTTTTTACAGCACTATACAGGCGGTGTGCTTTGGTTTCCTGCTTTTGCTTTGACATATTCTACGATAAAGTCTTTCGCTGCTTGGGAGCCAATATAAACCATGCTTATCTGTAACCATTGTTCGCCATCAATAAGTTGCAAAGGAACTCCAACGGTGGCTACAAGCCAAACAAGCAATTTTCTACTAACAAGTTTTGATATGCCTTTATCAAGTAACTCTTTTTTTAGTCTGGCCATTATCATTTTACCTCCACATGTGCATAACCATTGTTATTACTAATAAGTATCTGCATGTCGGCAATATCTTTTAGTTCTGGGAGATGCGATATCAACAATATTGTCTTATAACTGACTTTTAGCATATCAAGCATTCTTGTGAAGCCTTCCATATTTTCTTCGTCAAGTGATGTTGCTGGTTCGTCCAATATCATTATATCACCAACTGGAAGTGAAGTTATTTTTGTTAGAGCAAGTCTTATAGCCATAGCAGCAAGACTTTTTTCTGCTCCACTTGCCAACTCTATTGGTCGTTTTTCATACTTTGGATGCTTGATAAGAATATCAAGTTTTTTACCATCATCTTCAAAAAAGATCTCAAAACTAACAATATTGGCAAGAACTTTTGCTATTTCTTCATTTATAACTGGAAGTTTTTTACGAATAATATCATAGCTTATTCCATTACTGTGCATTGCTCTTTCAAACATAGAAATAGCAGCATATTCATCTCGTAGTTTAGCAAGTTCCGATTTTGACTCTTCAAGATCAGTTTGCTTTTGTTCCAGCGAACCCTGTTCACGATGCAGTTTTATTATACTTGTTTCGCAAACATTTAGTTGTTTTGTTAGTTTATCGTTTTTTTCAACAACACTTTGTTTTGTTTTTGTTAGTTCATTTAGTTTGAGTGCCACTTCTTCGTTTTTGTAATAGTTTTCTATTTTCTCTTCCAGCTTCTCTATCATGCTTTGCGAAACTATTATTTTGCCATTTAGTTGCTCGTTTTCAAGCTTCTTGTTGGCGACAAGAGTTTCCATGTTTCTTATTTTTTCCAAGATAAGGTTGCGAGAAGAGATGGACTTTTCTATTTCTTCTGGATTTAGTTCTGCTATTGTTTTTTCTATTTCTTGCTTTCTTCTGTTTGCTATAAGCACAAGATCGCTTTTATCAGCGATTTGATCTTTCTTTTGAAAGGCACTGGTAAGAAACTTACAGGTAGGAAAAGTATTTCCACATGGGACCTCATCCAAAATCTGTATATCTTTTTTGTCACGGAGAATATCTTTTTCAAGTTCATTTATTTGCCTCAACACCTTGTCAAGTTCTTTGTTTTTTTCTGTTATGGTATTTTTATTTTTGTTTATTTCTTCTATTTTTATGCCAGTAACAACTTTTTTAGCAACATCAAGTGCTCGTTCTTTTTCTATATAAAATTCACTATTTTCTTTCATTGTTTTGCCAAACTTTTCTATATCACTGAATATCTTTTCCAAAGATAACTTGGCATTATCAATATCAATAACATCTATTTTTGGCATAGAAGCAGTCTCTATGTTTATGTTGTTTATTTGTTCTGTTAGAACTTTTATTTCACTTTTTATTTCTTCACACTCATCAAGTTGTTGTTGTGCTTTGCCTTTTAGTTCAATCAATTTTATAGATGTTTCTAATATCTCTTGATCATGATTTTTTGTTTCAAGTCGTTTTAGTGCTGCTTTTAGCTCTGTTGCTTCACTGTT